CGAGGATTAAACCGTCCCTTCGGAGGTGAACTTAACCTCCACTAAGGCCACGGTTACGTGACCTCTTCCCTGCTCCGTATTTTAGTACGGGCAGGCCCAGCCGGACTTAATGCCAACGGTCCGGTCACGTCCTGAGCGCGTCAGATGATTTCTGTCCGCAAAGGGCTCTCGCCCCCGCTTAAGAAACCACTTGAGTAAGGCGAATTCGTTTTCCACCTTTGACGGAGGAATACGAGTTCTGACTACCATGCCCTTAACCAAAGGGTGTTGATAGTCGTCATGAACTCTCTCTTGGTCGAAACCAAGGAAAGTCCTTCGTCCTAACACTGGACTCGTATCTAAGACATTAGGAAACGGAATCAACCGTCGAATAATGTCATCAAGATACCTCGCAGTCCCCCAATAACCATGCTTATAAGCTTGGTTACGAAGGGATACTGTCGAGATGAGCTCAGTCGCGTCAGTGCGCCGCGATGGAAGTGTATGACGAACACGAAATATACTTACTTCGTGTCCGGCATAGTATTCCTTCCCGCAGGACTCTCGGAACGAACCGTTCCAAAAGCTCTTGTTGCGGTTTACTTTGAAGCCAAACAGCTCCAAAGCGCTAACGACGCATTGCACAAATTCTACAGGGACGATAATATCGTCTCCGTAGACGCGCACCTTACCGACGAGGTCTTTAATGTCTCGTCGGGTGAGTGGCCGTCTCAGCTCTGACTGGATTCCGTAGAAGATGCATGTCAAAAAGACACACTCTTCGATCGGAAAGGTCAGAGCCGATCCCATAGACGCGTACTTGACCAGGGACGATACGCCCCAACCAGGTACGTCGGCTCTGCTCGATCTTGTCGCTAGGACCGCTTCTAAGAAGTGGCCATAGTTAAACAACATCGAGTGTACAAGCCGAAGGGAGACACGATCAGATGCTTCACTCAAATCGAGTGTAGCGAGTTCCCCATAAAGGGAACCCTCACATGCCGCGAGCTGGTTAGGCTCTTGGTCTGTGAAACCGATCATACCCGCAGCGACGTTACTCCGATTAAAGAGTACCGGCGACTCCAGGTATTTCAC